ACCATCTCTCCCATCATACCAATTACCTTTAACAAAATAAATTGAGAATTTTTCACCAGTAATTTCATCAAATCGATATTCTTTTTTCTCTATCTCAAATTCTTCTTGTGAATTTTGCTGTGCAAAACTAGTATATCCATCAAGCCATACCAAATCACCAATATTCTTTTCCATAACTAATTATATGTTAAAACTTTTTAAAATTTCTTGAGATTTCTTCCATGAAAAACAATCTTCACCCTCAAAAAAACAATCATCAATTTTATAATTTAGGTGGTGTTTTTCGGCATCAATAACAACCATTGAATGACGAACCGCTCTAGCAACTTCATTTTCTCCTGCCCCTTTAATTGTCATATCTGTAATAAGATTAGACACATCACCCATTTGCATTTGTTTAGTTCTGGGCGTCATCTTTGGCATTCCCTCATAAGCAGCATAAGCTTCTCTAGGATCAAAGTCTTTTAATCCTTTTAATGATGGAGAAGTCTTAATTAGTCCATGGGAATTAGGAATAACTAAAACTGTATCTCCATCGAAATCAGCACCAGATAATTTTGCTGCTACTTTGGGATGTATACCAACAGCATCCATTGCGTTTTTCATTACACTGGCTGCTTCTGGGTTTTTATTGTTTACCTTTAATAAAGGTATTTCAAATGTTCCTCCATGTGGATGACGAATTAGAACAACGGTTTCCCCATTAAGGTAATTGGGAGCATAAATTTCTTTTTCTTTCATTGTTGGTATTGGAAGGATAACATGAGAAGATTGACGAGGTAATGCTGCTGCTTTGAGGTGAACGGCAGAGGCGTCTGCATCGTCGGCAAAAGATTCAAGTAATCTCTTTTTAACAACAGGATTAGTTAAAGAAGACAATTCATCAAATTCCTCAAGTTTAAGATTCTTTGCTAAATCTAATTGCTTTTTCGCAAGAATCGGAGATTGTTTTGAAAGGACTTGAGAAGATATACTTTTAGACCATTCTCCCCAATTACCTTCTTCATTAACAACATTTAAAGCTGAGAGTTTTGTCTTTCCTTCAGAATCTGTGTAATGTTTTTGTCTTACTACCGTTCCAAAAGGATTGTCTTGATCTTCTTTCATTTGCTTAAAGACGGCGTCTTCTCCAAGAATCTTACTTTTACTTGAATTGTAAACAATATCTATTCCTGGGGGAAGTTTGTCTGTATACATTGCCATCCCCTTCATGTAATTTGTTTCTCCAACACCAACACGAACTTGGGCATATTTTGAATTTCCTAAAGAAATATCATCTATTCCCCTTCTCAATTCAATTACTCCATCTCTATCGGCTCCCCCTTCCTCGGCATAACGAATCATTACCCTATTTCTTGAAATACTTTGAATTGGTTCTAAACCGAGAAACGATCGCCCACTATCTTCTGAATAATCAGTAATGGTTTTAATCTTATCTCGATTTTTGTATACGTCGGAATATGTCGCTCCTGGAGGGGCAAGAACTTTAATGGTTGTAAATTTGCCTGTTCCCATTTGTTCTGTCTTAACATAATAGAGTTTATATCCTTCTTCTTCTAATAAAGAGATAGAAGTATTAAGCTTAGTTCTACTAATTCCGATATGACTTTCAACTCCAGCACCAACATCAATAACTCCTTTTTTATCAATGGTGTCCCGAAGCATGTTTGCTGTAGAGGCAGCAATATTAGAGCGAGTTTGAATTGTTGAATCAAGTAACGCTCTAACAGAGGATTCATTAATTCCCATTCTTTCTCCAATAGCCACATTAGACATTCCTTTTGTCTTATATTTTAAAGCTTCTGAAGATAGGGCTGCTCGTTGCTCTGATTTTAATATCGATTTTCTGTTTCTTAGTTGTGACGTTGTCATTCCTAGTCCTTTGGCTATTTCAACTTCAGAAAGACCTTCTTTTTTCAAAGCATCTACATAACCAAGAAAACTTTTGTTTCTTTGCTGATCGTCTTTTCCAGATCCCCAAGGATAACGACCAGAACGACGAGGAGTACCATAATGTTTTAATGGCATGGACTTAATCCTCCGTTTCTGATTTAAGTTCTTCAATCTTCCTATCAAACAAAACGATTTTGTGCATTATTTCAAGAATCTCTTCTGGTTCTGGTTTATAAACAATGATTTCGTCTGTTTGATAAACTCTTAATTCAATCTCGATTTCTTTCGGATTCACCGTATATTCTAAACAAAACAAAGCCGAATATATTTCGAGTTGCTTCATTGAAACAGGAATTACTCCCGTTTTAAGATCATGAACTCTTAATGTTTGATCACGAAAAGATATGGCATCGGCTGTACCAAAAGCATTCTCTGAATAATAAAGAGGTTGTTCTGGCCGCATTCTATATCCAATAGCATCATTAACATACATGTTAAGAGCTCTTTTCGTTTTGGGCAACTTTATCTTTAGGTCAATACAACGACGAGCAAAATCATGCAATTGCGTTCCTCTCTGAGTTGCTAAATATTTAGAAAAGGAATATGCAACTTTTGCTTCGTCATAATTTACCCAATGATATCTACTAGCGCTTAAAAATGCGTGTTGCCCTACTAGGTCGAAGTGCGTATTGAAGTTCATATAAAAAGCTCTCCTTGTTTTCTGGGTAGACGAAACTAGCGTAAGACATTGTGTTCAAAACATCAATATAATAGTCTTGATTTTGTCTGTGTCTAGCTGTTTCATATGCTTTAATTTCAAAGGCTGCCCATTTATCCTTAAAGAGGAGCAAACGATCTGGAAACCCTTGAGTAAGGTTTGGATCATTCTTAAGAATTATAGCTCCAGGATATAAACGAAGAAGTTCCTTAATCAAAGATACTTCAAATTTGCTTTCGGCTGGCATAATGTGCCTCCTTTTGGCCAAAAACAAAAGAAGAGAAAACTTTGCTATTGAGCGGCAAGATTTTGGTGTTGCGCTTCCGGTCTAGTCAAAAGTAGACTCTTCTTCTATTATAGCATATGTTTACGACGCGAGGCTAATTTTTGAGAAATTTCACCTCATTGAAGTTTTTCTTCCCTTCATAGGACCTTTTTATTCCTTTGTCTATTGGTGAGTCAGAAGTAAGGAAATAATAATAAAGGTTTAAGAATGGGGTGTTTTGCCGATCAATCCTACCCATTGCTTGGGTTGTAATTTTATAAGAATAGTTTCTCGAATAAAGCACAACCGCGTTTGTTTCTGTGCAATTCCAGGCTTCGGCAGCGGACACATACTGGGCTATATAAATCCAGCAAGTACTTTGTGGAATTGGTTCATGAAGATGGCCATTATACTCAGCAACGGGGATGGGCAAAAGATCGTTTAGTTTTCTAAGAATCTCGAGCTCATAATCGAAATTATAAAAAACGATTATTTTTGGATGTTTGTCGAGAATCTCTAATATCGCTTTTAAACGACCAGGATCACTATTAACAACCTGTCTCATAACATAACAAGCTTCACCAGCATTCTTTATGGGCCTGTCTTTGTAGGGATTCCATCGTTTCTCATACACCAAAGCAAAGTTCTTTTCGTTGTATGGAACCACCACATTAATGAGATGATTTATCGTCTTTTTTTCATACTCCATCTTTATGAGAATTTTGCTCCTTATTTTTAATAGCTTTCCTGTTTCAACATATCGATCGATCTTTGGGTAATTAGCGTAAGTATTATAAACGACATGTTGTCGAATAAATTCGGTCCGATTTTTATAAAACCCATTAGCAACAAATACCGGAACATAATCTATCCAACTATCACCAGGAGTAGCCGTTAACAATATCCAATTGTTGGTTTTTGTTATTTTCAAAAAGGATTTAACCCAGGCTCCAGACCCAACAACTTTTTGTTCGTCAAATATGAAAAAAGCGTTTGCAATCTCTTTGTATTTTCCTATGTTGTTCCAAGAATCGACAGTTAATTTAACACCACTAATGCTGCTTTCTCTATCCTTTGAAATACCAAGAAAAGCCGCCTCACCTTCCCATTCTAAAGAATCTCTTTTCCTTGCTGTGGTTATCACATAAAGGTCTTTAGGTTTTTCCATTGGTGTTATTTCTTTAAATATCGATCCGCCGCATTCAACAGTATAGTAATATACTAAAGAGGTTAACGATTTACCAGAGCCGACCCCACCCCATAGGATCGACCCTGTTTTTAACTCTGCAACTGCTTTCTTCTGATGCTCGAAAAGATTAATCGCCATCTTCTTCGTGAGACAGGATTGCGGCATCGGGGACATCAACATATTTCTTTTCGAATTCGTCCTCAACCAGAGTAATATACATAGTCTTCAAATATGCTTTAACTCCAGTCTTTCCATTAACCTCCCAGTTATATGGGCGAACAATAAGATCGACGTTGTCAATTTCTGCCCAATCCAAAACATGAACCGTTCCTTCTTCGAGGATCGATTTGT